GCTTATAGATTTTAGCTAGATCAAATAGTTCTAACTCCAGCTCTGCTGGTTTTAGAGGAGAGTTACCACGTGCAGGAATTAATGTATATTTAACATTTTGAGGTAGTGGTCCTGTTTTTTCTTTCTTAATAGTCAGATCATATCCGCCAGTAGCATCTGATGGATTACCGTAGTCAGGATTACCTGCATAGTCTACTATCTGAGCATAGATTGTTTGACGAAGATCTAGTAACTTAATACTATTATCTGAGCGATCAATAACATTGCATACATAAGAAAATTGTGGTTTTTCTGAGTATACGTCTGCGTCTAGCTCTTTGAAGGGATCTTTATTTGAAGCAATGAATGTTTCTTTTTCCCTATCAAATTGTAGACATTCAATAGGCATTTTTTTACCTTCTTTTGTAACTACCCAGTAGCAGTAACGAGGCATTACATCTCCGATTAGTCTAATTCTAGTATCACCAAGACCCATAGTTAGACGTTGAATCTCCCTACGATCTTGATTACCTGTATTCTGTTTGCCTTTAGCTTTGTCCCATGAGACCATTTGTATATTCCTTTTTGTGAACTATAGTTCTTGAGTTTAGGATTTCCTCGAAACCGAGGATTCTAGTGGAAAATATATATTATTTTCATCTAATTCTAAAAATGGATTATATGCTACGTTATTAAAGTAGTTTCTAGGTATATAATCTACTTCTTCATTTATTCTTCGCATAGACAACGCCCGTAAATATAACATCTTCTGTCTAGCACTTACATTTGTAAATAAGAAACTAGTGTTTTTAAAGTAGCTCTGTATCTCTCTAGTTCTGTAGTTACATACTAAATTACTCTTATATTGAGTAAATGTCTTAGAGTGAAATAAGAACGGGGGTATATGGTTAATATTCAACTTATTAAGAAGATTTTTAGCATATGACTCATTATACACATTAGTTTGAGCATATGCCAAGATAATAATAGCAGCAGGATCGCTTCTTCCTACTGATACTAATTCTGCCCAATTAAAGTAGGTAGTCAATATCACTCTTTTCTGTAATGCACAAAGTATTAACTACTTTAATTTTATTTAATATTTTATTGCTAACTAATTTATCTACTACTATCTTTACTCCATCTAGCATGCTAGTACTTGTAATATAGTCGTGAAATATAAAGTACTTATCTACATTATTCCAACAATTTTTTATATTACTTATAACGGCATCAGCAGAGTGATTAGTATCTACAAATACTGTTCTAAATACTCTATTGTATTTAATTTTAGTTGAATCTGCAGTAATAGCTATTAAGTTATTACACAGGTATTTATCTTTTGCATCAAAAGCTAATAGAGGTCTAGCTACCATGTCTACACTAATTAATACTCTATCTGTTTCTTTTATAGCTTCTAGTATAACTTTAGTCGATCCGCCATAGAATCTGCCTAGCTCTAAAATATCTCCGTCAGTATCTTTAATAAATGTATACAGTGAGTATGCTTCATCTGCTGACAGTATAGTAAATTTATTACAGAATGTCATATCCGCGCTGCTTATACCATTCTAATCTTTTTTGTTGCTGTCTAGCTACTACTCCACCAGTTAGCCAAAAGTCTTCTACTAGTGGTTTATTAGCCTCTGGATGTTCTCTAATAATTCTTCCTATACGCTGTTCTAGCTTTATTGGGTTATTACTAGGACAAGTTATATAATGAGTATCAAGCCTATGACAAGAAATACCTTCATCAAAAAGCTTAGTTGATAAAACGGCTTTGTACTTTCCTCCAACGTTCGAAAGAACGTCTGTTCTAGTTGATTCATCTGTTTCTCCTATTAAACAAACACTTTCTGGTATCAGTGCTTGTAGATCTTTTAGCATCTGTATTCTCTCTCCAAGTATAAGAGGACACCTACCAGCTTTAATATGTGTTTTAGCTACATTAGCTATAAACTTTAGATAATCTTTATTAGCACATAGTTTATTTAATTGTCTTGACCAGTCTCTTTGAGGGTCTATCACATTAAATTTAAAGTCTGTTCTTCTTATGTGTACTGCAGGGTTATCATGCTGTCTAGGGTCTTTTGCATGTACCATAAAAGTAGAGAAATAATCAGATAAATATACATGTTTACCGTCTTTTCTTTTTGGTGTGGCGCTAATTCCTATTTTTATCTTAGCGTTAAGACCGTTAAGAGCAGTAGAAAACATATCTGCAGGGCATAAATGAGCTTCGTCTACTAGTATCATAGAAAAACTATTTTTTAGACTATCTATATTATTATATACACTTTTGTATATACCTACAGTTACATCTTGTACATCAAGTAGTCCATCACCTATTTTACCGATCTTAGCAGTAGGTATTTGCTTTTCTAATTCTTCTATCCACTGTCTAAAAAGTAATTTGGTATGTACCATAACTAATGTTTTAGTTTTATTTCTAGAAATAATCTCGCATCCAGTAAACGTTTTACCCCACCCACAAGGAGCTTGAAGTATTCCACTTCTAGCTCTACCTCTAGAAAAGAATTCGTCTACCACGTCTTTTTGCTCAGGACGTAATGTACCAGAAAAAGTTAAATCAGCATTGGTAGTCTCAAATGTTCTATTATCTATTACAGTATCCCACTCTAGCTTATAGTACCCATTAGCTGGTACTATATAGTGAGTGTCTGATTCTTTAATAGTAGATAAAAATTCATCACCATTATCATATGTAAATAAAGAAATAAGAAGATCGTGATCATATACATCTTCTTTTTTAATGTATAGCCTATCTGATATTTCTATTTGCTTTACTTTTGCTTTTTTCATATTAATACTGTTGCTCTTTTCAGTTCTTTTTCGTAAGTAAATTCTCTAATATACCACTCATTATTTACTTTAACTATACTAGCATATAATTCATCAACTACGTTAACTGATTCTTTAGTATTTAGGGTAAATGGATAAGAAATATTTTTTAACCATACTAAGTTATCTTTAATTCTAGTTATTTTTCTTTTATCTGCTGATACTGATTCTTGAGTAGATAAATCGTAAGGTATAGCCTTACAGTCAATACCCCACTTAACGTTACTTATAATTATATCTTGTAAGTTTCTACAAGTATAGTCAAACTTTAGTCTATTATCTAACTTTAGCAGTCTAGAAAAGTAATCACCAGATATATTTTTATCATCTACAGTTTCTAAATGACTATCTTTATATTTTCTTATATAGATCTTATCTAAAGAGTATATAGTTTCATAAGGTTTTTTTATTAAACCAAAAAATGGATAATTAATATTATCAAACTTACTCATTAAGTTGTCTATACGCTTTAATTATTTTGTTAGCTATTATATACATATCATAAAATGAGTGTTTAAAACTAGTAAAAAGTAAACCGTTAGTGGGATATAAGATTTTATCTTTAAATAGTAGGGCTATAAACTTATCTTTATTTTCTATTCCTAATATTCTAGATACACTACCCGTACCTACACATTCTATATTAGCTGCGCGTAACATATTCCTAAAGTATGCTCCTAAGCAATCTAAATGATCATAATCGCTATATTCAAGTTGTTTTACTAAGGCTATAGCAGCACTAGAGGTAAGAGGATTAAGAGAGAATGTGCCCCCAGTCCATATGTCTTTTGTATCATCTAAAAAGGTAGTATTAGCGATTTTATCAGTAAATGCCGTAATGCCTATAGGAAGACCTCCCCCAACAACTTTGCCATAAACTATAATATCTGGTTTGACTGCTATTGAAGGAGTTATTCCTTTAATGGTGTATCTGAATCCAGTAATAATCTCATCAAATATTAACACAGTATTATATTCTTTGCATACTCGTTCAATATTTTTCAATAAGCTTGATTTATAAACTGGATTAGTCTGCTGTATCGGTTCAATTATAAAAGCAGCAATTTCATCATGATATTTATGTATATAGTCTACAGCATGCTCTATATTTGGAACACTTAATTTATAAGTGCTGTCTACCCCTGTACCTTTATATAAGGTAATATCACTGACCCCATGCCATCCGGTATACAGAGACGCTATAGTCATTTTACCTGTAGATGCTCTAGCTAATCGCACAGCTCTTTGAACAGCTTCTGAGCCTGAGTTAGAAAATACATAATTATTAATATGAGTCGGTGTATGTTTATCTATAAGATCAGTTAATATTTTATTATTTTTATTGTTCTTTTGGCTTACTATAAGGTTAGTAGCTTGTTTAGTGATAGCTTTTACTATTTTTTTATTTGAATGACCTAATATGTTAACACCAGATCCCATACTTAAATCATAATATTTATTACCTTTATCATCAAATAGGTAAATACCCTTACCTTTATTAAAAGCGTGTCCGTGAGCGCTAAAATTATAGTTTATTCCACACATCTACATAATCTCCGCCCAATAAAGTGCCATCTGCTGTACACACATTACATGGAGACATATTTCTATCTCCATTAATTAACTTTGTTCTAACTTTACTAATATAGGAACTTTTCCATATATCATATATATTTTGGTTACTTATATTTCCAAATCTTATTTTTTTAGACCAGTCATTAGTACATAGTAATATGTCTCCATTCCAATCTAACATCATAGAATACGCAGTATAATTACAAGGCTTACTTATATCGGCTACTTTATTAGTTTTAATAGATCCAGCTCTATTTGTTAATAATAACCCATAATCATCTTTTTCTGTAAGCCACCTACTCCTTAGAGTAACCTTACTAGGATCTATATTAGATTCTTTTATTAGTTTATTAAAATAATCAACTTGACTAGGCCCATCATACATACTTATTAGTAAGTGATTTAACCCTGCCGAAAAAAGTTCATTTATTAACTTTGAAGTTACCTTATCTCCATTTGTTACTAATTCTACTCTAAAAGATTTTAATTTATCTATACCCATAAGTATATATTTATATAACAGGGGCTCAGAATATCCAGATAGATTTATAGTACCTTTATAATTTAGCCTATTTAGTTGATCAGCTAGATTATCTAATAAGTTTATAGACATATGTATATTCTGATTAGGGTATATATCTTCTGATACCCTTGGGCAGAATATACAAGTTCTATTACATAATTCAGATAAATTTATCTCTAACCAATTAAATAATGGTATGTTATTAATAAACTGTATATCATGCATATACTCTGAACGTCTCTTAAAGTTAGCATGAATATCTGAATTCATTTATAGTCTTCTAGTTCACCCCAGCTAGGGCCTACTTCAAAATCTACTTTAATAGGGCAGCCCGGAATGGACAACCCTCTATCTCTTTGAATGCATTCTTTAGCATTTTTTACATATTCATCTACTAGATCTTCACGTACTTCAGATACAATAGAGTCATGGACTACAGTAAAAGGCTTGATAGCATCATCATAATTATTAGCCTCGATCCACTTAACTAAATCGATAACTCCTAGAATGTTAATATCAGAAGCTACTGATTGAACTAAAAAGTTAACACCTGAACGAATAGCATGTTTTGCTACGCCCTGATTAGGTGACTTTGCTTCTGGTAGGCGGCGTTTACGACCAAAGAAAGCATAGATGAATGCATGATTTTCAATCTGTGAATTTGATCCATCAATAAACTTCTTGAGAGCTTTAGCCTCGTTAAAGTACTTAGCAATAAACTGTTTAGCCTGAGATACCGTAATACCTTCACCTTCTTTAGCGTCTTTATTAACGGTTTCAGCAATTTTAGCTGGCCCAGCTTGATACATGATACCAAAGGTAATAGCTTTAGCCCACTGACGCTCATTTGGAAATAGTTTTTTAACTTCATGAACTTCGCAGGTAAGATTAAACATCTGTTTTGCAACATACGAGTGAAAGTCAAGTTTATCAATAAACGCTTGCATCAAAAACTTATCGCCAGCTAGAACAGCTGCATAATATACTTCGGCAGTACCTAAGTCACATTGAACTATTCTATATCCTGGTCTTGCTCGGAATAGCTTCTTGATGTCTTTGTTGTCTCTTGGAATATTTTGATAGTTAAGGTTGCCACTGCTTGATAAACGCCCACTAGTAGTGCCGTGAATATTAAAACCACTACGAAGCCTGCCATCGAAATCTACTCCATTCTTAATATTTAAAATATAAGTACCTGCCATCTTAGATTTCTCTCTAAGCTCAAGTACAGCTTCAGATAGGGGATGCCCCATCTCTTTTAGAACCTCTTTATCTACAGACCAAGCGCCTGTTTCTGTTTTCTTAGTTGGTTTAATATTTAGAATATTAAAGAACAGCTCACGTAATTGTGCGGTAGAGTTAGGATTAAAACTTTTTTGATGAATACGCTCAAAGCGTAGTACTGCTTCATTACAGCTAATCTCTTCTAAGCATTCTTCAACGTCAATTTTATACTGATTAGAAAGCCAATCTACAAACTCTACGTCTACAGGTCCACCATTTCTTTCTAGCTTTTTAAGAGTATAGGTACCAGGTAATAGAATCTCTCTATACAATTTGGTAAATTCTGCACTTTTTTCTACTATAGGTTTAAACTTATTATAAAGTTGGAAAGTAGCATCACCGTCTTTACAGGCGTATGGACCAAGAATGTCACTTGGAAGCATTCCATAGTTAAAGTCAGCTAGCTTAACTTTATTCTGTCTAGCCCATGTCTTTTTATATTCATCTAGTTCTTTATCGTAGTCACCTAGATCTGTAAAACGTAGTGCAAGTGGCTTTAGACCGTGAGTACCTACAGCTTCTTCTAAGCAGTAATGTAACAACATAGTATCTTCATAGTCAGGGAATTCAAACCCATACTCATATTCCATATAACCCATATCAAACTTGGCATTATGAAATATAACTTTTTTACTTTTAAATATATCGTGAAACCACTGCTTATGCTTTTGCACTAAGTCTGCAGATATATACAGACCTTGATGTTCCTTAGTAGAGATAGCAATACCTAGAATAACTCCTGTAAAAGGAGATACGCTAGTAGTCTCGATATCAGCTACAATAGGATTAGCTGCTTCAATCTGAGTCTTATACGTATTGAACTGCTCTTCAGTTTCAATAAAGCAATAGTCTTTCTCAGCTATCTTGCCAAAGTCTTCACCCGATAAAATCTTAGGAATCTGTGCAAAAGCGCGTTTAATATCATCTTCTAGTTGAGGTTTGATAATACAGATATTAGGATGCATAATAGGAAGATATTTCTTCTCTACAAACATACCATTATATTTTTGAATACCTGTCATACCTGCTGCGTACTTTAGAGCGTCTGCTCCAATAGGGCAGATAATCTTATACGCATCTAGTTCTTTTAAGTCTAGATCAACGTCTTTTTTTAGGATTTTTTCTTTAGTGCCTGAGCTTAGAAACTTTACGTCATACTCTACATTTTTCAAGTATTTATCAATAATTTTCTTAGCATCACGCTCTGCAGCGCTTGGAAATACAAAACAAATGTCTGTCATCTTAAGCAATTCTCCGCTTGTCTCTGTGTTAATTCGCCTGGGTCTACGCCGTCTGGTAGTTTAATAATTCTGGAAAATATGTTTTTTGTATCTAGTGCGTTAGCTATTTTAGTAGCTGCCATCTGTCCAGCATTATCAGGGTCCATCATAATATCTACCCTTGTAACTCCTAGCCTATCAATCATTTCTAGTTTTTTCTTACTGAAGTTACTAGCGCCAAATATACATAGTGTATTAGTGTATCCTAATTGCCACATATTTAACATATCAAAAATACCTTCTACTAGGATTACATAGTTTGTATTCTTTATCTTATCAATAGGAAATAAGCAATCTGATACTATTGCATTTTTCGGCTGTCTGTTGTATTTAGATTGATTAGCTAGATTTTTAATAGATCTACCTTCTATAAACTTTATCTTACCAAATTGATATACCGGTATGCAAACATAATCTAATAACCCCATCTTAGAAGTAGTAAAAGTATTAAACTCTTTTAGAACTTTTATATCAATACCTTTAAATTCTTCTACAAAAATCTGCCTATCATCCGGTAACTGAACAGTGTTTAGCTCCATCTTGGCTTCTAATTTTTGTTTTAGTTTTTTAAGCATATACGGATGCTTACTATCAAAGTCTAAGATTACAGTTTCACCTATAGAAGCCAAGAATTTAGTAGTACCACCACCAAATCCACAGCTCCAACAGTGAAACATTTCTTTTTCTAGGTTAAAAGAAAGACTAGGGCTTTTATCCACATGCTGACCGCTAGTACAAGATATCAAAATCTCACTAGGATTATTAGTTTTACGATACTCTATTCCTCTTTTTTCTAGAAGATCAACTAAGTTCATATGTCTTTTGGTCCTTGCTTTTCATTATCTGAGCCAAATTTAACTCCTGCATGAGGTCTCTCATTAATTACTGCTGTAGAGTTAGGGTTAATCTTAACGCAAGTCCAATCCATAGCTACATCAAAACTCATGGCTTTACCGTTGCGAATCTTAGTAGTGTGAATAGTAATTTTACTATCCAATCCTCTATCTTCTCCCTCTGCTGGTGGAAAGAAGTTAAAGCTTCTATCTGCAGAGTCTAGAATACCTTTTGCAAACCTAGCTTCACCAGAAGCATCAATTTGATAAGGAGATATCATAGTTACATCATATTTTCTAGCTAGAGATTTTAGATTATCTGCAATAGTAATCTGTGTTTTCCAGTCTTTTTGATCTTCGTGCTTAATAATGTTGATATAGTCAACTACTGTCATATTAAAGTTAGGATATTTAGAAGAGAACATATTACAATAGTGGTCAATACGATTAAGAGTAAGCGACTCATCATCAATCATAAATAGCCTATGATCTGTTAACTCCGGCTTAATAATCTTAATACGTTTATCAAAGGTTTTAAAATCTTTATTATCTTCAAGCTCTTTTAACAGCATGTTTACGCTATCAGATGGTTTATACATTTTTTCAAATTTGGCTTTAGCAATTTGTACACGCTGACTAGCTGTAAGTTGATTTCTAAATATGTCAAGAAAAGGAACTCCTGACATGATAGATAATACTCGGTCATATACTTCTTTATAACGCATCTCAATAGTAAAGAAAGCTACAGTATTACCTTCTAAGAATCTATTAATAGCTAAATTCAGAGAGATGATAGATTTACCAGAACCTCTACGACCGCCTAGCAAGATTAGTTCTTGAGTAGCAAAACCACCATTAACAGCATCAAATTCAGCAGATAGCCCTGAAGGATAAATTTTAAAGTCATTCTCGTCTGGAAAGAAATCAAGTTCTGCAACATCATATAACTCATCATCGTGAGGTATTGCTTGATTCATATGTAATAAGTGATTTTGAAACTTATCTACAATTTCTACTTTTTCTAAATCTTCTAGCCCATCAATTAGCTTATCAATAAAATTGATAGTTTCATCTCTGATATAGTAGTCTTGTAGCTGTGCAAGCAGAAATTCATCTTGAATCTGCTCATTAATATTTTCTTCTGCACATATTTGGTTTTCAATATACTCTTGTAATCCTTGGTCTTTACGAATACTAATTATCTCAGCTACCGACGGTAATCTAGTATTAGCCTTATAAAAAGACTTTATCTTATCAAACAGCATGCTATTAGTACCAGTAAAATACTGATTCAGCAATTTAGAATATAGAGCGTTACTCTGCGTATCTAATAGACGACGCAGAGTTAGTTTTTGTAAATCAATTGCCATTAGGCTGCCTTAACTGGGTATAGTTGATCACGATTAATATAGTAAAAAGCTTTAGCTTCGTCATCGCGCCACACTCGATAGTATTCTCTACCGGTTTCTTCAATATTTTTATTAATTCTATTTCTAAGTGTTTGTACAGCGTTTAGTTTCATTTCTGAACCGTCTTCGAACTGCCAATAAATCTCATAGTGAATACCTTCTTTAGGCTCATCCCACTTATTCTTAGGGCCAGGTTTAAAAGCATACATCTCAACATACCTTTGTCTACCAGACTCTAGGTGTTCTAGCATATCTTCATCATATACCTGATCAATAATGCCAAAGCAGTTGTGACTAGCTAAAAATACTTTTTCACCTTTTGTAAACTTTACTTCTAGATCCTGTACAATATGATCTACTTTTGCTTCTGAATTCTTACCTCTACCCCTAATAGGAACATTAAGTTCCATAATAATATTTTTAATTTTTTGGGGAGATACGAAATATGCCTTAGCAATATTAGACTGAGCTTCACCATTTAGGTAGCTTGCAGCTATAGCTTGTTTTTCTTTATCAGTAAAAATCTTATTACGAGCAGCTTTTTTAAGCTCAGCTTCTCTCTCAATACCTTTATGAAAGTCTTCAATAATGGTATCTAACTTTTTAGTATTATAAGCAATACCTAGATGCTCACAACAAGCTTTCTTAGTTTTACCTGTTTTAATCATCCAAAGTACTTGACGAATCTTAGCTTCTGTTATTTCAGGGGCTTTGGCCATGGTCTACTCCTATTTAGTTATTTATAATATAACATGATATGAGTAGGATTGCAATCTGAATATTAATGAACAATGAGGGTATCGTCTACAAAAAACAATTCTGACACTACTTCTCTAATTAAACCGGTATTTGTATATACAGGTATGAATTTCTCATTAAAAAATCTATTACTTCTATATAGTTTTTCTAAGTAAAAACTACTTATATAGCTTTCTACTAGCTCTACAAACTGATCAGTATTTTCATCTACCTTTGGATAATAGCTTTTTGCCATTGCTTGAAAATATTTTGTTTTACCTTCTATAGTTAAACATAATATAGAATCTAATGATTCATCTGAGAAATCTTCTAATCTAAAATCACTTTTCACTATTTATCACTATTCTTTTATAATACTCTTCTGACCATTTATCATAATAATTAGTCTTAAATAATGTGTATCTTGCAGCTAGTAAGCTAGCTCTATTTTGTATTAAAAATATAACATACTTACCATTACCCGTACTTAGATCTCCTATAAAACCTGGGTCTAGTGGATGATCTAACATCACTATATGATCAGAGTTACTATTAGCATATATTTCTAGTTCTTTAGCGCTATCTACATCTATATACTCTTCATATATAAACACTATTAAATCTATATTATCTATACTTTGTTTAATAGCTGCGTATAGCTCAGACTTATTACCTTTTTCTATAGTATATCTAGCTTTACTAGCAAAGGGACAGATTTTATAGTTATCTACTGGTGCAGATATTTTTTTAATCCAGTTGTGTATGTGGCTTTCATAAATATCTTTCACATCCGCCTTCTCTTTCTATGTCTAAAGTTATGCAATGCAGTCCTCCGTCCCAGAACCACCTATGCCTATAATTACATATTATGGGCTCTATACTATGTTTTTTACAGAAATCCCATACGCCTTTATTATAATTAGTAAATAATACATGAGATTCATCTAGTACTAGGCAATTTAAATCAAAAATAGACTCATTTGAATACCCTAACCACTGATTAAACCATGTATTTATAAGTACATCAAACTCCTCATTATTAAATTTAGAATGCTCAAAATCATAACTAGTAGCCCACTCTTGAGTTTTTCCATTAGCTAGAGACATATTTTTTTTACCGTCAGGACGTGTTCTTGTTTTTTTAATCTTAAACCAGCCTTCTTTAAGAACATCAATTGCGTCATACCCTTCTATAACATGTATATCCCAATTTGCAAATAAAGAATCTTTAACCATATGCCTCTTATCATAAGTTAATATGACCCCTGGCTTTAAAATTGCAAATACAGCATCTCCGTGAGACATAGGATTTTTAAATTTAGCATTAAAAGCTTTGCCACCATGAATAGTATAGCCTAAAGGTTCATAGGTTTTTTTAATATAATCAACCATAGTTTGTGTATTAGAATCTTCTTGCACATCTACTATAATATCTTTACCTAATCTAATTATGCTAGCAGGATTAAATCCTAGTAATGCTCTTGGTCTTTTAAAGTACTCTGCATGTTCTTTTAACCCTTTTGCAAACCACATAGTTGTGTCTCTAGCTGAATTTCCAAGTATCAAATCATTATCAAACACTACAGACCAGTCTCTAGGGGTCATTAAAGCTGGATAATCATAAACGCTACTTTCTTTACCGTAGTCAGGCCTAAATACTTTAGCCCCATAAGTTTCTACTACGTTTATTAGCTTTTGGTAATCTTCTTCAGTTTCATCTAATAAATAAGTTAGTAGTCTTTTATTATTATCTGAAATATAAGGTAATGTTGCTATAGCTCTTGAATTCCAAGACCTACCTACTACTAATTGTTTTAATGGTTGAAATTCTGTATATGCTTGTGGTCTCATTGCTATTCCTATTATATAAAAAAGACAGTGCTCTCATCGTCCTAGTTTACTAGTATAGTAGATTTATGTCAATATCTATTATGCATCAGCAGCTTTTGGGTTATAGTCAGTACTATTAACAACTGAGTAACCTTTATAGTTACCTACTGGTGCAGACACCTTTTTAATCCAACTAGCTATATGACTATCATAAATATCGTTCACAACTACCTTCTCTTTCTATATCCAAAGTGATACAATGTAACCCTCCATCCCAAAAAAATCTATGTCTAAAGTTACATATTATAGGCTCTATATTATGTTTTTTACAAAAATCCCATACACCTTTATTATAATTAGTAAATAATACGTGAGATTCATCTAGTACTAGACAGTTTAAGTCAAAAACAGACTCATTTGAATATCCTAACCACTGATTAAACCAAGTATTTATAAATATATCAAACTCTTCATTATTAAATTTAGGATTTTCAAAGTCAAAACTAGTAGCCCACTCATGTATTCTTCCATCATTTAGATTTATAATTTTTGTACCGTCACGTCGTGTATGGTTAAGTTTAAAGGTACTCCAACCTCTTTCATGAATTTTATCTATTTCTATAACATGTATATCCCAATTAGTAAATAAGGAATCTTTAACCATATGATTTGAATCTGTAGTTAGTATTACCCCAGGTTTTAAAATTGCAAATACAGCATCTCCATGAGACATAGGATTTTTAAATTTAGCATTAAAAGCCTTACCGCCATGAATAGTATAGCCTAAAGGTTCATAGATTTTTTTAATATAGTCAACTATAGCTTGTGAGTTAGAATTTTTTTGTACATCTACTATAATATCTTTGCCTAACCTAATTATACT